CTGCTGGACCTATTGGACCTACAGGACCTATTGGACCCATTGGACCTACAGGACCCATTGGACCTACAGGACCCATTGGACCCATTGGACCTACAGGACCTACAGGATCTGCTGGACCCACAGGATCTGCTGGACCCACAGGTAGTGGTGTTAATTTCTTTTATAGAAATAAAGGCGTCTTAATTAATCCCATTCTTGTAACAACTAGTTTAAATTTAACTCCTATTCTTGGACAATTACCTATCACAGCATTCAATCCCTTAATCTTTTACAGTGGTGCAACGAATGTGTATAAATGTGACCCGACGACTACATTTTTTTATTCTTTCATAGTTACGATACGAATTAGTGGTTCATATGTTAATAATATTGATTCGGAATATCAGTATGAGATTAGAAGAGCAAATGGTGTTACGCCAGTTACGTCAGTTCAATACGTTAGGTTAAATAATAATCCTCTTGTAAATGTTACTGTTGCAATAATAACTACGAGAGTGTTTCCAGGAGGAGCTGATCCCTACCAGACTGAAGGGTTTACTATCTTTGTAACTAAGAATAATGGTCCAGATTTTGTTATAGAAAATCTAACCCAAGAGATTGTATTTGAAGCTACATAAGGTTAAAATCTTTCATTTCGTGAAATGAAAGAAGTCATTTTTAATTATACATTACATGAAGCGCAGTCTTTATAGTACCATAAAAGGAAAACACTAATCAGCAGAACCACTACACCAGTTATGATCATGATTCTTTTTCTTTTTTGATAATCTTCTTTTGAAGAAAGACCCGCGACTCCTGCTCCTGCAAGAGCAATAGGAACGGCCATGCATATACCACAAAAATCTTCGCGAACCATTTTGCTATAATAAGATTTATTTTACATGATTTGGTTGAAGATTAACCTCATAATTTGTTTGATTTCTTTTCCATATTTGTTTACTCATGAGATCTTCTCGGTGGAATTGGCTATCCCTAATCCAACTGAGGCAGTTTTTTGTCTCCATGGGTTTTCTACAGTAATGTGGTTTATATGAACCCATCGGATCAACATAATCTTCCTTGAAAACAATCCCTGGTTGAATAAACAACTCTGATATGAAAGGTGTAGCTAGGTCTTTATTGTAGTAGTATGTATTTTGACCACCATGTATATCTGAGTATGAATTGTACACATTTGGATAGCCTGTAATGTAAGGGGTCTCCCACATTTGGACCTTACCATTCAGAGGGATGTTATCTAGAGCTAATCTTTGACCACTATGGGCTGGACTTACTAACCTGGGATCCTGACTGACGTATGTAAAATCGTTACACACTCGTTTACCTTCCTCACTCGTGCAAGGTATCTTTTTAAAATCAGTATCATACGAGTTTAGAGTATTTATACGCACGTAGTTATCCCTGAATTGATGATTGCAACTGTTTCTTACACTATTGTTTTCACTTGATAATTTGCTAGTCATCTTTGTTATTCATATGAGAAAAAGCGTGTAAAAAAATCTTAGTTAAGCAAAAAATGGACGATATTATGTGTTTAATGGGTAAAGTCATCATTGACATCTGCTCGGGTTTTGATGAATCCCAATTTGCGATTTTCGATGACGATGAGCAAACCCAGCTGCGTACAACTTGGCAAAGAGTCAATCAAGATATGAACAAGTTTATTAACATCCTTTCACCTGTTCAGAAGCAGCGATTGGGGGTGTGGGCAGTCAACCGTACAGATTACTCTGTAGATGAACTAATCATTGCTCTCAAAAAGTTTACCAAGTTTCTCGAATCAGCGAATTACGAAAACTATCCCAAAACGAGACGTATCCGCAACTCGACCATATTCCGTAGTAAGAAAAAAAGTATCAAGTAATTAATTCAATCATTAATCGCAGGCCGTTGAAAACAATAGGACAGTCTATGACATGCTGCTTCTTTCAAAAGAGATACGTAGAACGCGATGAGGTAGACGATGATCTGTTCCCGTTATGCCAATTCAAGTAAAATTTAACTAAATTATCGTAGTAATAACAAAATAATGCAAGAGTGGATTATGATATTTATGTATTTATTAATCGGTATTCTCATCGGGTATTTGACCTGGGGAAGATGTTAGGATATATTCATATTCCCTAGGGAATATGAATTTCAGATACGTACGAGTACAAGATGGAAAAACAAACATGGAACAAGTGTATCATGAATGCTTCATTAAGACATTCAAGGATGCACAAAACAATTTCATAAAACGCATTTGGAACACTTTTGTTAGACTGGACACTCTATGTTACTACAAACTATGTGATGTAGTAACAATCCTATGCTCTCTGAACGTGATCGCTATGGTCATAGACTCCTTCAAGTTTATATTCAATTCTATCATGATAGACTCTTTCAAACTCTTTTCAACGCCTGCTATCAAGGACTTAAACTTCCAATACGACGAAAACAAGAATATCATCAACAACCTGTATAATTTTTCACGCAATACCATTAAACAAGTCACTACGGTAGAAGTTCCTAAGAGTAAAAATAAGATATCTTTAATCTTAGGTTTCCTCTTCTGCATCATCCCTGAATTCATTTTGAGAAAGATTTTGCTTGGACCTCTCATGTTCTTTGCCCTCGGTTGCCTTCTGATGACCTCGTGGGTGGGCGTGTTCGCTTTCATTCCCTTACTTTATTTCTTGTGGTATGTTGTCAAGTTTGTGTCAAAATCTGTTTTAGTCGTCCTAGCTATCATTACAACAATTATCTTAGCCGTTGGTGTGCTTCTGATCGCATGTATGTATTTTATATTAATGACCGTCTTTATGTTTAGTCTCGGAGCTGTGATGTTTTTATTATACCCTATCCTTTTCGGTATCAGAGTTGTAATCCTGATCATTATAACCCTTATCTATTATGTCCTCGTGGGGTTATCCATTATCAAAAAAGTATGCTTCCTAAATGAGCAGTCGTTCAAAGTATGAAAAATATGTAATATAGTGTATATTAACGTTCAAGAGTATAAATAGGGTAATAAGTCTTCCAATCGTAACCATATATGATGGTTACGATTGATTTTATCAAGTGTTAAAGCTATTCCCTGTATAACAAAATGGAATGTCAAATTTGTTACTACAAATACACCTCTAAAATGAGGCGAAAATATACATGTACCGAATGCTCTGAGAGCGCGTGCACATGTTGCGTATTGAAACATATGATGGTCAACCTAGGAGATGTACGTTGTCTATTCTGCGATACTCGGATCCTTATCACTGATCTGAGGGACTACCTCTCGGTGTCAAAGTATAAAAAAATAAAAGATAAACAAGCGGACTACCTCTTTCAAATTGAGATCGGTTTGCTCGACGACACAAAGGTCGCGCTCAAAGAGGAACAGCGTATGATTGAAATGAATATCATGATTAAATGGATGCGTAAAGATGGTATGACAGACACTCATATCTTCAACGTGCTAACAGAGATGGGATACATGAAAAAGAGGTCTGATAAACACTTAGATCTCGTCCACATGTGTCCAAAGTGTAACAATCTGTTGAATCATTCAAATGTGGGAAGCAACACGTACGCGTGCGACTCGTGTAAAAGCCAAATCTGTATTATTTGTATTGAGGAAAAAAAGCCTGATCACGTGTGTGATGAGAAGGTGCTTAAAACGCTCAGTCATATACATAACACTTGCGAGACCTGTCCCAAATGTCACGCCGTAATTGAAAAGGAGAGTGGTGGTTGTGATCAAATGTTTTGTACTAAATGTAATACAACCTTCTCATGGACTACCCGCCGCATTCTTACGAAGAATGAGGTCCGTCACAATCCCCACTTTTACGACTGGCAACGACAACAGAAAAACGGTGTGCAGCGTAATCCACTCGACAACCCATGCGAGGGTCACTTTTTAATGAAATGTCAAAACGACCTCAACGAAATAACTATCATACCTGAATCGCTGGCCTCTGCAACCCTAACGAAGATCAACTATGACAAAAAAACAATTCTCTCAGTAGATAAGGGTATGTACCTAAAGTTCGTGCAGGGAATGTTGATCCATTCAATAGAGACAATCATGGGTATACAGGAACGTGATGATTTCATAAGGCAGCAATTCAGGAGCCGCTATCTCAATAAACGCATCAATTTCAAGAAATGGAAGCTACGTTTCAAACAACATGTCAACACCCTACACAGGAATAATGAAACAAAGGATCTCTTATTAACGTGCCTGGATGGGCTCTATTACATTGTCCTGAGCAGAGATGCAGACACGGGTATGATTGAGCAGCTATTTAACTTTATCACCATCAGCCTCAAGGATGTACAGGATTACTACGGGAGGACGATTAACTACATCATCAGTGCTAATAATGTTATACTCCCGTACATGACCTGAAAATATCATAAGTACATGCAAGGTCTTTTTTTATATCCTTACGATAGATATAAAAAATGTTATCAAGAAATTATAATACTGGGAAACCGAGGGCACCTCCAGAAATCCTGATGATGTTGCTATTCAAACCACAGAGGATGAATTCATACGTCTGTGCATAATCTTGACCTGATCCAGCGGCTCCGTTACCTCCAGCACCAATAATAGCAGCGGCAGAGGCGGCAGGCACGACGCTCACGTTGGTCAACTTGCCATAATTGGTAGAACCAAGGGGGTCGAGGTTATAGAAGGAGAGAGAGTACGAGTACAAATGGTACCCGGTAGGCTCTGGAATGCTGGGAGCCTTGTAGAAAGGTTCAACAAGAGAATAGTAATCGGATCCCATCTGGTTGAGACGGTTAGTATTTTCGTACGTGAAAGTAGTGTTGGCAATAGGATCGAACGCGCCCGATGGCTCAAATACAACCACCTGAGGACCTGGGACAGGGGAGGCGGACGTGTAGTTGGACCAGATGTTTGAATTGGTAATGTTTCTGACTGCAAAGAATAGAGCCTTTATAGAGTGTGAAAACCTAATGTCGTAGCTCTGATTAGGATTGGATAGAGGTGTGAAATTCTGCCGAGGAGCTGTTTGAACCTGTTCTATAAGAATGTCTCGGGGGGCACAGGCCATTCGTCTACGCTCATCGTTGGACACGATCGCGTAGTTGGCCCAGACCTGAATGTTTGTTAGCTCTGGTGTGACAGCAATATCTGTGCCGACGAATGGGGCAATGGATGGATTAACGTTAACAACCGGGACGCTGTTATCGAGGACGAGCAATTCGCTCCAATTACGGAAATTGAATGAAATGCGCATCTCGTTGTAGGGTATCGCAGCGGTGGGAAGAGACACACCTGTGTCACGAGTGAAGAAGAAGGGAAGAGGTAGATTGAGGTTCTGGCTGACGAGTGGGTCACCAGGCATGTGGGGTGCGATAAGGCTGTCTACGTTACCGATCATGTTATCATAACCAACCCGCTTACTGGCACTCACGGTGAACGCGCTCCAGAAGTCGAGAAAGTAGTTGTCAAAACGTTCGGCCACGAGATCATTGAAAGAAATACAGGCCTCCTTGATTAGGTTGTGCATAAAGTTACGTGTCCAACGAATCCTACCATTGGCTCCGAACTGGTTGCCCTGCAACAGGGTAACTTGAGGAATAGTAAGGCGGAGCCATGTTTGAAGCAAGTAGTCGCCTGCTCTGGAAATGGATACCGACCATTCCTGGTTGAAGCCAGCCGCACCCGAGGATCGGGATAGGATGACTGGTACCTGCGTGAACCATGTTGATTTGCGCGTCTCTCTGACAAAATTTGTAAAAGCATGCTTGGAACCGTATTGATATTTCTCAATCTCGTCCGTAGTGGCAAGATCAATGAATCCGCTAGTGATATTTGATCCGGTAGTAGTCATTTTTAAGATACCGAAGATAATTTTTATACAGGCCGCTTTTCCGTATTGGCTTTTTCCATTACCTCTGAAAGGTAATGGAAGTAAATCTCACCATCTTAATTATTCATGTAGATTGTTACACCACTCCCTATCGCTCCTACAATAACACCTACGATACCGGCGTAGAGCATCCATTTGGTCCTCTCAATCTCCTTGAAACCGCTAGAGTTGATAATGGCGGGCGTGTCAGGTACAAGCCCTGGCCCCTTTATCTTCTGTTCTTGAACCCAACCGTTTGCAGAGTCATACCTAAAAATGTACATGTACATTGGATTGTGTTGATTAGTATACACGTACACATCATCAGCCGCGGGTTCATCAAGCATGGGTAAGTTGTACAAAGAGTCACCAGCTCGTCGGACCGTTGGATTAATGTATCCCCAGGCAATTCTGTTGAATGGATGCGTGGTGATAGCGCTTCTAGGTTGCCATTGGATAATCTTCTGAGACCACACCCCAGTGATTGTATTGAGGTATACATCACCTTTCTTCGCGACGTTTGGGACCGCAAGCGATGGATCTATGTTTGGGTCGATATCTCCTTGAAATAATGTAGGATATCGTAGCAGTTTAACATTATCTGGTTTGATTGCCGTTTTACATTTATCAGATACATTTGAGTAGAATTTGGTCACTGGATCATCTAGGCGTGTGTATGTACCATTCTGGGCAATATTGATACCCTGCCAGTCAAAGGCCTGACATGTGTCGTCGACCTTGCACGCGTTTGAGGCGTCCACTGTGTTGGCGTATACCTCTGAGGACTCGCGCATCCCTGTTGCCGCGCAAATGGGTGTATTACTGATGAATGTGGAGAAACCAACTTCCTTCATAACCTGCTTGCTTCTCATGTAGTAGAGAATAAGAAAGACGATGCCCACGACTAGTATAATTGGAAAGATAAATTTAAGTATGGCTTTTCCTACGACCACTCCCCCTATTACCGGCATTCCTATGAACACAGCGAGGAGTGCGACCAGTACCCAACCTGAGAGACCTTCCGATTTAGCGCTAGCTGTTTGGGATAGTTTTGAGGATAGGTCTTGTATGATGCGGTTGTTGGATGTTGCCTGTTCTGTACAGTTTTGGAGTATGTTATACATTTGCTGAAACATGTTATCCTGAATGTACACATTTCCAGAGACTCGTTTTACAACAATGGCCTGATGTTGACGACTGAAAGCCTTGCAAGTCTGACCAATGGTTGTGAGGAGGTTGATTGTCGCTTCCATGAGTAAATTCATCGTGTTCTGCGCGTCTGAAAACTGGCCTATGTTGAGTCCCGACGTGACACTCTTGGCTTCTTGCGCTAGTTCTTGCATGATGGACTGTTGGGCCTCCTCTGTGGATAGGGCGTCTAGGAGCGCGTGCATGTTGACAGTAGCACGCTGTGTAAAAGTGTTACCAGAAATGTGAACATCACCGTGTACGTCGCGGACACTAACTATTTGGGTCATGTCCTGAGACAACTGCGTATTCTGGATAATAGTTGAAGAGACTTTGGCCACAGCTTTGGTGACGGCGTCTGATATATTTTTTGATATTGAAGCTCCCATTTTATCAGGTTTAGATTATGTGTGTCATGTTTACACGAATTGCCATTCATTGGCGCCAGCACTATATTGTAGTTGGTTAGTGTCTGCTGGGGCACCGGCTTGAATTGGGATACCTGCAATGGTGGTTGCACCGTATTCCCATTGTTTGGTCGTTGCGTTGTAAACAAGGAATTGACCTGCGGTTGGGACACCAGAAGCAACCTGGATACCTGAAATCATGTACGCATTGCCATTCTCGAAACGCTTTTCAATCTCAATGTTAGGATCAGTAGACATTTTTTAGTAACATAGATAATTTTCATTCAATTTCTTCTCTCACCTCACTAGTCGAGTGAGGAAAAAGTTGATGAAGGTACATCGCGTCTGATGGTGCTCTGTCATTAATTCTCCGGTGTTTCTCCGAATCTAATGCCTCAGAAATGCTCTGCAGCCTTGCAAGGATTTGAGCAACTATGTCCATCGTCATAATCTTGCTCATGCGGGCCGTCTCTGATAACCTGTAGGCAGCGTGCATCTTCCTCAAGAAGGCATCGTTACTGGACAGTTCCTGAGAAGGCATACACATAGGTTGAGGGGTGCCATCAAACAGGGTAAAGTTACCTTCATCCCTTGAAGGTTTGTAAATTTTACGCTCGATTGTTTTGAATGAGTTGGTGAGAGGAGTGATTGAACGTCGCAAGTAGGCATCTAGTTGAGACACCCAAAACGTGTTGTCGTCCTGCCCTTTGTCAATACAGTCGCCGAATTCGAAGCAGGGCGTGTTATTAACATAAACGTACGTACTATCATCATGACAGAGTTTACATATAAACGCTGACGCAGACGTTAGCAATAAAATAGAGAATGTGAGTGAGAATAATTGCATTTATCTAGTGTAATATATTTCTTAGATCATATGAGCTTCATTGGTAAATATTAGTTATATCATGGTATATTTTCATTACCTTTACAGGTAATGAAAATTTGATCCTTTATTCCTAGCGCACTCGCGAGCAAGAGCGGGAACGGGAAGAGCGGGAGCGAGAACGAGAACGGGAGCGAGAACGGGAGCGAGACCGAGAACGGCGGCGGGTTGCGAGTGATCTTTTCTTCGCACTTTGGGAAAGGATCATTCGCGCAATAGTTCGCTCTGTCTTGGTCGTTCTATAATTTCTACAATGACCTGTTTTCTGACTTCTGTACTGATATGATTTGCAAGGGGACCTGGACCTGGATCTAGATCTAGACCTGGACCTGGACCTACTGCAACGTCTTACTGATCGTGTTTGTGGCATTCTTTTTACCCGGTCAAGATAAATTTTCACGATTTATGAACGATTTCTGAAAGAGCTGATTTTTTTAAAACGTGTAGCTGGCGGTGCTACCAGTCGACTGATAGTAGACTATACCCACGCCGATAAGAGCTCCTACTACCGCACCCATTTCTTTATATTGCCATTGGTTGCCTATGTACCAACCGGCAACGGCGAGTACGACGACAAGTACTGCATAGAGCATATAAGTTAGCATTTCTGAACCATCTGCCATTATGAATCTTTTGTTTAACGGAGATAATTTTTTACAATTTGTGATCAACGCGGGTGTTGTGAAATATTTTTTTAAGAATATTTTTCATTACACGCCTCGCTGCTCCGCGTACATTATGAACGCTTCGTTCAATTCCGGCACGCGCGCTTTCCCGTCGCGCAGCGCCATAGCGGCCGCATCCGCCACCATCCTGAGCACGCTATTGCTCACCTTCCCTAAATTACCAACAACGCTAAACCCTGATTTGCACGCGTCCAGTACATACTTCCATTGATCTTTTGGCGATACTATGTATGAGAAGGGAAGGTTTATCTCTTCATCTTCAAGATTTTCAAAGTTTACTTTCTCCTCGTAAGGTATGCTTTCTTCATGCGCAGCCACCTCCTTTAACCGTTGCCTTTCATACATTGGCAAATCAGCCCACTCGGGACCTTCGTCATCATCACTGCCGTCACTGCCGTCGTCGTCATCAGTCAAATCATCTATATCTCCAAATAGATCATCATCGCTAGCCTGATCTCCGTAATCGCGAGTGGACTCATTATCTGAATCATCATCTCCGACTCCGCTCTCATCCGAGTCGTACATTTCAACGAAATTCTCTACAAACTCCTCATCGCTAGGATTACTGAATAAGATTTCCATGTATTTGACACTTCCTGTGATTGGGTGATTCCACTTGGCCGCCCACTTCATACCTGGTTTGTACACCACATCTTTAAATTCGGCAATGTTAGGTAACGCCTGCTTGGCATCTGAGGAGAGGTTCAGCGTAACGTCTGCGGCTGTTATAGCACGTCTGATACGCCCCCGTCGCTCGTCTTCCAACAGGTTTTCAGTTGAACCTACGGGTCCCTCTTGCCCAAAGTAGATACACATGTCGTCAGCGGCAAAGGGTGTCGCGGTGCACGTATGACCATCCACCTCAACGAATCCATGTTTATACTTGGTATCATTATTGCTCATAATTTTGCTACGCTTCTTATACTTGGCAAGCACATCAGACCAATCTATCTCTTCAAAGTTTATGAATGGTTGATCTTTACCCAAATACGTTTTAAAATCTTTCCAGTAATTGTCAATGAAGACCTGATCTTTCATGTACGCCGTAGCGGATCCTTGCGATGTAATTAGAGCCGCGTACAGAAACGCCGCTTTCTCCCCCTCAGGAGAAAGCTTGTAATGATATTTGTACTGAGAGTGATTGTTATAATTTTTATGTTTCAGCACGGCCCCCATGTACGGCTCCTTCCCGTATTGAGGGAGATATGGACCCAAATGTCGAATCTTCTTCCATTTGGGGACATAGGATGGTTGTGAAAATCCATCAATTCCCCCCAGGCGTTCGCTCAGGTTCATGAATATATCCTTGTCA